CACGCTAGGCGCCGGAGTTAATCCAGACGTCACTGTCAGACGCTGAGCTTGGGATAGACCCCTGAACAACGTATTGCAGGAATTTCTCGTTTAGCTCTTTAGCTACACCAAACTTGGCTTCCAAACGTCGAAACACTGATAACAGTATCCCTGATGACATTCCGGAATCCATTAATAATCCCATTACTCTCGCTGTTGCGATTTGAGGATCAATAGTTGGGTACTCGGGGTATAAGGCGAGTAACACTAGTCTGTCTTCAGGTCGTGAAACCTTTCCATACAAACTGCGATGACCCAGGAAGTCACACTCCGACGGCTTTAACGCGACAATGGACTTTTTTGAGCTCAGCATCATGTTGAATGCTGCTTTCGCAAGAGCACGCCACTCCTCGAAATCGACAGACTCGTAACTACGAAGCCGGAACACGGAGTCGTCACCAAGCACTTTGCATTTGCAGAATCGACCAAGAGTCTTCAATTGCAAGTATGACAGGATGATAAAGTTACAGATCGAGCCAATCAGCTGTGTGAAGTAGCTTCCGCTTGGTATTCCACCATTCTTCACATAGACATACCCGTTGTTCATCACGATAGGTGTGCGAACGAAGTAATCTACTAGGTTCCAGTATTCCTTTTGATCATCTCCGTTTAACTCAAGACTTTGAGAAACTATCTTGAATGCAATACGAATTAACCAGGTTGGCACCGTAGAGTCAAATCCTGACCAATCAGTAACGCCACCCTTGCCGCCATGAACGAACAACGAGTCGATAAAGGCAGGAAGCTCCTTAAGCATAACCCGACCATGGAAAATGGGGGAGTCATTAATCTCATAGAGATCTACAACCGGACAAGCAAAACGACCCTCACGAATAGTTTGCTCAAACGGAAAACCCCACACTAAACGAACCTTTTCATCACCAATTTTGGCTAGTTGGGTGCGCTTGTAACCACAACAGGGCGCAACGGATCTCTTACTCAACTTACCTTGAGAATTCAGCTTCCACATGCGCTTGGCAGCATGCACCGCACTACGATAAACGTCCTTCTTCCGCTTCCCTAACCACGACCATCCCGCTGAGGTATGGGCTTCAACTGGTACATCCCAAAAGTCAAGCGGTTTCACTTTCACACCGAAGTAGAATCTTTCAAAAGCATAACTAATAGCTTGCTCCAGGAAGATATCACCTTGAGGCATCTCAGGGTAATCATGATCATACTTGAGAATCCCTTGATCGAGTTTCTCTTGGCTTGCGCCAGATCGTGTCCAACCACGGTATTTAGCAGGTAATCCACCGAATAAATCGATGACCTCATCCATAACATACGGATCATGAGGGACGAACGTCATATTCAAGGGAAATCCCTTGGTGCGGCCTAATAGGCGCAAGTTGCCCGATTCGAATTGGACTGGAGTGTAACCCTCCTTAAGTGTTAGAACGGCGTCACGAGTACGCGGGACGTTTTCAGTCTCCATAAGAGCTGATTGAATTTTAGGCATAATGCCCTCCATCTGGTGAATGAGAGAAG